AATAATTATCGGGCGTTTGCGTCTGACATGGGCGTGCCGAAGGTTATGACTGACCCAGACTTGGTGGCTGACGAATATGCCTTTGAGACTGCGCTGTGGTTCTTCAATAAGAATGGATTGTTTGCCATTGCCGACTGGGGTGTGACGGATGACGCCATCAAGCAGATCACGCGCAGGGTGAACGGCGGCTATCACGGGCTGGATGATCGAAGCAACCAGAGCAAGAAAATCCACACCTGGCTTTTAACTTAGTCCGGTTAGCTAAGTGGCCAGGCAAGATCAGAAGGCCAGTGCATCGGTGGGTAGGGCCGGAGAGCATTTAGCTCTCGCCTACTTGTCGCTCGCTGGTTACTCTTGCACGCTCTGCCAGATCAAAGATCACGATGCGTATATACAGACGGATACACAGACGTTGACCTTGCAGGTGAAGACCGCCAGCAAGACACACAAGACTACTAATAGATACGCATTCCACACACCCAAAAAGAACGTAGGCGTGTCAGACGTGTTTGCGTTTGTGGCAATTGATTTGGGCGCCGTGGTCTTCCGCCGGGGAGACGATCTGACCTCCGTTACAACATACATTTCTCCAAAGGAATTCCTGAACGAAAAGCAGTCAATGCAAAAAACATTCGACAGCTTTAAATAATCGCTTGTGACCGAGTGCGGCTTTGATTACAAAGTTCAAGTGGGTGGCTATCATCACAAGATAAAATCGACTTACCACGGGAATGGTGGTTGTTTAGCCTAGTGTGACGTTGCTACCAAAAAGCGCCACCTTTTTAATCTCAACGGCCACCCACACGACTTCAGAATATAATGCCCACCAGCGCCATCAAGCCAGCGCCGCATATGAAGCCAATGGCGCATCCAAGTGCGCCTGCAATGTGCAATTTGCGCTCCAGCTCTTCGTCATTCATCTAAACTCTCCGATAATTTCATGTGATGCTTATTAGCGTAGGTGTGGATTCGGTGACAATTTGAACATAAAATATGACACTTTTCGATTTCAGCTTTTATATTCTTTATTACCCCCTTTTTAACAAGCTGAGACACAGTTTTGACTTTTTGGGACGGTTCAATGTGGTTAAATTCAAGTGCAACTGGATGCTCATTAAATCCACAACGACTACAACCCTTGTTCATTTTGTAATTATCCACATATGCCTTGGCCAACGCCACTCTAACCACCTCCAATTGCCTAGGGCGCGTTCTCATCACACATCCTCCTCAAAACAGTTGTTCAACGGCTGAATAGGCTGCTTGCTGAACACCCAGCGCCACTGCGGCTTAGTGTAGCCAGGAACATCAACAAAATCGCGCACTCGGTACAGCTTGCCAGCGTCCGCCATGTTGTTGAGATAGCTTGAGGTGCGCGCAATGCTGTCACCGAGCATACCGGCGCCCTCAGAGGCCGTAATGCGCTGGTCATAACGCAACATGCGGAAAAGATGCTCACCCTGCTCTATGCCGTGCTGGCGGCGTCTCTCGGCCAGCTCAACGGCGCTGGGGTGCATAGTTGACTTGCGAGCCTGCATAGACGGCAACGGTTCACGGTTGCCCAGCTTGTGCTGCAACTTCTCAAACTCAAGAAGGCAGTGACCGTAAGTGATCTCATAGCGTTCACGCTTGTCCTTCACGCCCTCAAGGCTGGCCTTCAGTCTGGCTTCGGCAGATCGCTGATCGCGGACTTTAGCTTCTCTAGCAGCGCGCTTTGCTCTTGCAGCCTCTGCTGCAACGCTGGCCTCATGGCTGTCTTCGGTTCCGACAGCAGGATTGAGTTCACTCTTTCCAGCCGTTTTATATATTGCATTATGAGGTCCATATTCACGACGTTTCCTTTTCAGTTTGATGTTAAGTTTGCTGGTGATCCGGCTGATCGTACCAGGCGTGACACGCAGAAAGTCTGCGATTTCAATTTGTGACATATCCATTTCGGCGCACTGGATCACTTGGTCGGTTAATTTTTTTGCGTTGCTCATTCGTTTTCCTCCAGTGGCTCAATTTTACCGTCACCATTGCAATTATCGCAAGTTTCAATCTCGCATCCAAAATCGCCGTGCCAAGTTGAGCTTTGACGAACCCAAACATCGCGCTCAACGGTGCCTTCGCCGCTGCATTCGGGGCATTTAATCAAATTATTCATATGAAGTGTCCACAAAGTCAGAGGCGTTCATGGCCCACAAGATAAAGTTGGGTTTGGTCAGGCCGACGCGGTTATAGACAGCAGCCTTGGCAATGCGTCCGGCGGTAAAATTGCGCTGGGCCGAGTTACCTGCGGTTTTGCTGTCAATGTTAAGGTATTCAGCAATCTCGGAGGTGGTGCAGTATTTCGTCTCACCAATGTAAGCAAAGACAGCCTTGTCGAGCTTCTGCGGCGACAATGGCTCCGGCTCCGGCTCGGGCAGCTCAATGACCTCTGCGGTGGTCTCAGGCTGCGGGAACTTAACGCCGTTTTCAATCTTGATCGCCATCCAAGGCGTCGAGCTGGCCTTGTCAGAGTAATTGGGAATCAAGACAACATTGATGCTATCGCCAGCATTAACTGTGTGGCCCTCGATAACACCCGCTGGGATAAACACGCCCTCAGTGGTCTCTGGGTCATAAGCAAACGCAAAGCCGTGAAAGTGGACGTTGGTTACGATGATTGATTTAGTGTGCATAACAGATTTCCTTTGTTTTACTTTCTGTAACTCTTCATCACATATTGTAATGATATGTGCAATAGCTATTTTTCGCTTGCACTGATATTTATTTAATATTAAGCAGGAGGGGCAAACATAGGAGGGTCCGATGGATCACAAGCAGTTGATAGGTTTTACCCAGGCCCAGAAGGAAGCCATCGCAGAAGCGGCGCGCCGATCTGGGCTATCTTTTACAGCATTCGTGCGCAGTTCCGCTGTAGCAAGGGCGGCTGATGCTGGCATTGAAGTTACGCAGCCGCAGCCGGACTGATGGTCAACGGGCGCAATAAGGGCGCAAATTTTGAGCGCGAGACAGCCAGCGCCTTACGCGATGAACTCGGCATAGGCTTTAAGCGCAATCTAATTCAGTATCAGGAAGCCGATCACGGTGACTTGACGCCTGATGATCCGGCATTCCCGTTTACCTTGGAGCTAAAGCGTTACAAGGACGGCCCAATCGGCGGCTCAATAGGCTGGTGGGAGCAAGTCAAAACCGCCGCAGAGCGTGAACAGAAGATGCCATGCTTGATATATAAATACGACCGCAAGCCAATGAGATGTGTGATCCCGCTGGCTGCGTTGACTGACTGCGATCACGATTACACTGTAGAGGTCGACTTTGAGACCTTCTGTTATATTGCGAGGGAGGCAATGCAATGAGGACTGCGCTTTATAGACAATATGCGGAAGATGGTTCCTTATTATATGTCGGGATTAGCTTAAACGTGCAAAATAGGCTTTCTCAGCACTACAAAAATAGTGCTTGGTTCATCGAAGTTACCACCATAAAAATTGAATGGTTTGGCACCCGTGAAGAGGCGCTAAGGGCAGAGGCGAATGCAATAAAGTCAGAGAAGCCAAAGTGCAACATTCACCACAATTCTCAACATCAAAAGTTACTAGACGAAAGTCCTAAAGAAATCTTCCAGGGTATGAATAGGCAAGTTATGCGCTTATTAGAAGACTCTAAGAAAGTGTTTTTTACAAAATCAGAAGTTGCAAAATTTCTAGGCGTCCCTCCCAATCCTTACATACAAAACTTTATTGACAAGAAAAGATTGAAAGGGGTGAAGCCCTTCCTTCCAGAGTCTCCAAGAGAAGTCTTCTATATTGATGACGTAATAAAGTGCATTGTTCAAATAACTGAGGAACCACGATCATGATCCCCGCTGACAAACTGACCAATGACGAATATCACGCCAAGAAGGACTACATCAGTTCTTCTGATGTAAAGCTGGTCTACAGCAAGTCGCTGGCACACTGGAAAACCAAAGTCTACAAATCCAGCGTGGCTTTCGATCTTGGCACTTGCTGTCACTCAATGGTGCTTGAAGACGGCGCCGATGTCATACGCGGGCCAGAAACCCGCCGAGGCAAAGCATGGTCAGAACTGCACGAACAGGCGCAGGCAGAAGGTAAAACCCTGTTGACTTGCGGCGACTATGATCTGGCGCAGGAGATAGCACACAGCGTGCTTTTCCATCCAGCAGGTCAGCGCATGGCAGGCCCAACAACGGTCAATGAGGCGAGCTTTTTCACTACAGACCCAGTGAGCGGATTGCCGCTCAAATGCAGGCCCGATAGCTATTGGGACGCAAAAGGCGTCATCTATGACCTCAAAACCTGCCAGGATGCCAGCCCACGCGGCGTGGCAAAGGACATGCACACATATAACTACGCCATCCAAGCGGCGTTCTATATCTACTGCTTGAACCTGGCTGGCTATGAGGCCAACCAATTCGTCTTCGTGAATGTTGAAAAGGCAGCTCCATATGCTGTATCAACCAACATTCTATCACCCGAATATCTTGAATGGGGTACGCAGCAAATGCACCTGACCCTCGACAAGATTGCAAAAGCCAACCAAAGTCAAAAATGGGACACTGGTTGGTCAGACATCACAAACGTGATTGATCTGCCACGATGGCTACAAGCCGACATTTAACTAGGAGAAAATACTATGGCTAACACTGACTTCAAAAGCGTAATGATCCGCAACGTCGAGTTCAAATACCCTCGCCTTAACGCGACCTATCGCTTCAACACCTCGCAGAAAAAGTCCGAGGAATGCGCGCCAACAGCCTCCGGGGCTTCATACTCAATCGGATGGGAAATGAGCAAGGATGAAGCTGGGAAGCTGCACGCCGAGCTAAAATCCCACTATGAGACCTGCCAAACCAAGTCACCATTTAGCAAGGTATTTGGCATGAAAAAGCTGGAGAACGGCAACTATGAGTTCCGCGCCAAGCGCAACGGTGTCAACGGTCAAGGCGCACTCAACGAAAAGCCTCGCGTCATTGATGGCTCCAAACAACCGCTGGCCGATGTGGCCTTCTGGGGTGGCTCAAAGGGCAACCTGAGAGTCACAGCGTATCCCGTGACCGATCCAGACGGCAATGGTGGCATTTCGCTACTGATTGACACCGTGCAGGTCACTCACGCAGTCTACGGTGGCGGAGGCCTCGATGATTTTGATGAAGTGCCAACGACGATGGCTGGCGGCGTTGACGCATCTTTGGATGACTTTGGCCCAGCCGTTGCGCAACCAGCGTCACCAGCGCAGGAAATGGCCGATGCCTTGGCAGACGATGAAATCCCATTTTAGGCAAAAGAAAACCCCTGCCAGTTGTGTCTCTGGCAGGGGGTACTAGGAAAAAAGTCCGGTGTGTGGTGGAAAGGGTCCGAACATGAACAGATTAACAAAAACGAGCCAAGTTGGCAAGCAGCAGCTACTGTTAGCGCACGGTGCGCTTGATACAAAGATAAACGATAAGTACGCAGAATATGACGGAATAAACTTAACTGAATTGGCCAACCTCGTAAGCGAGCCGCAGGCTAAGGAAAAGGCCGATGCCTCGTTTATTATTCCATCAACATACCGCGATTACGATGGCAGAAATCACGCCACCCAGCGTGAGCATGGCGAATACTGGATGCTGGCCATAGATGTGGATGAAGGTGATCCGTCGCTAACCGAGCTGCGCACAGCCGTTTCCACGGTCACAGGTGACGCATCCGCACTTATCTATTCGTCATCTGGGGCCAGCGAAGACAACCGCAAGTGGCGTGTGCTAATTCCCTTGGCCGAGGCAATCAGTGGCGAAGATTATGCCGACGCACAGCTCGCACTTTTTGATCTAATGCAGCAGGAAGGCATCACATGCGATGCAGCGTTATCTCGCACTGGGCAGCCAATTTATGTGCCTAATGTGCCGCCAGCGCGCAGAGATGAGCGTAACGAGCCGAGCTTTTACCACGGTGTACGCCACAGAGGCGGTGGCCTGCTGATCCCAGCCGAAAGCACGATCTGGGCAAACCTAGAGTTTCGCCGGAAGAATGAGGCCATAGCAGCAGAAAGAGCCGCAGCAGAGCGATCACTGCGCGCACAGGAGCGTGAGGAAAAGCGCAACAAATATGACGGCGATGACCCAATTGACGTATTCAACCAGCGTCACACCATCTCCGACATCATGCTTAAATACGGCTATGAGCGCAAAGGCCGATCAGACAGCTATCGCAGCCCAATGCAGTCAAGCGGGTCGTTTGCCACGAAGGACTTTGGCACGCACTGGGTCAGCCTCTCCGGCTCCGACAGAGCATCCGGCATCGGTCAAGCCAGCGGTGAGTTCTGCTATGGTGACGCCTTCGACATCTGGGCGCACTTTGAACATGGCGGCAGGATATCAGATGCCGTCAGAGAGTACGGCAAGGAAATCCGGCCAACGCCTGCAAAACAGCGCGAAGAGATCGTGAAAGCAGCCTCTGACCCATACGCCGACTTTGACATGGTGCCTGAACAAGAGCCAGAGCCAGTGCAGCCTAAAGCTACAATTATCATACCCAACGCCGAACAGAAGCCAATCTTCTGGCTGAAAGACGCTGAACCAGTGCTGACATCATCCTACCTCATCAAAGGCTGGCTGGGCCGAGGCCAGATGTCAGTGGTCTATGGGCCATCCAACGTCGGCAAATCGTTCTTCTGTCTTGACATGGCGCTCTGCATATCAGCCAGCGTTGAGTGGCAGGGAAGCAAGGTAAAAGGCGGGCCAGTGCTATACCTGGCCACCGAGGGAGGCAACGCATTTCAGTCACGCTGCGTGGCTCTGCGCAAACAGTACGGAATAACGGACGCTCCGCTGGCTGTCAGGCCATCGCCCGTTGATCTGCTGAGACCAGAGGCCGACCTGGCTGGCCTGATTGAGCTGTGCAAGCAGATTGAGGCTGAGACGGGTGAGCCGCTGGCCATGATCGTGATCGACACGTTATCCCGCGCGATGGCTGGCGGCGACGAAAACGGGCCGACAGACATGACATCATTCATTGCCAATGCCGATGCACTGCGCGAAGTCACAGGCGCACATATTATGATCGTGCATCACTCCGGCAAAGATACGGCCAAGGGTGCTAGGGGGCATTCGAGCCTCCGTGCGGCGACGGATTCAGAGATTGAGCTGGAAGTTGAAGGTGCATTGCGCACGGCAACGGCCACCAAACAGCGCGATCTTGAGCCACAGCAGCCGTTTGTGTTTAACCTTCGTGTGCATGAACTAGGCAAGGATGAGGACGGCGATGTGGTCACAACCTGTACCATCGAGCAGGCCGATCCAGAAGATGTGGCCGACATGAACCAGAAGCGGCCAAGCGGTGCAAACCAGAAAGTTGTCGTGTCAGCCTTCAAACAATTGCGCGGAGAAGGCATAGGCGGCGAGAACCCAGCGGGACCAGGCTGGCCCGAAAGTGGGCGCTTCTGGTGCATTGATGAGGAGAGTTTGAGGGAGTTTGCCAGGGGCAAAATGACCTCCGCCAACCCATCTGGAGCCTACACGGCGGCCATCAAAGGGCTAATCTCAAGTGGGTATATGGTGCAAAATGAGGGCAAAATATGGATTTCTACCAAGGAAGGCAGGGTCAAATAATGTACGATTTTGCTACGATTTTCATGTTGTTGATTTTGCACGGTATAAACACGTTTTTCGTATTTTTCGTAGCTAATCGTAGTCAAAATCGTATGATTGGACATGACCTACGAAGAATACGATTTGCCTATAAGGCAATCGTATTAGTATGTCGGGAGAAATTTAATGGTTAAAAAGACAGCCAAGGCGATGGCTGATCGTGGCAAGTTTGACAGCAAGCATACCGACCATGCCAAGCCGATTAATCGAAAGGTCGCCGCAGCGGTTGAGCCGTTCACCTTCGCGTCAGCGGCGGCCAGCAAAGTGTGGGGCGATACGCTGGTCAATTGTGTGCCGCCATCTTACGCCGTCAGATACCGTGAGCTGCGTGATGACCTGGAAGGCGCGATGGCCGCCGAGGATGCCGCACTTTGCGTTGAGCTGGCGACCAGACTGATTAAAGCACTCAAGATGATGAACCTGAAGGCGCGGCAGGACGGCCATGAGCCGCCGAAAGTTGACGGGCATATCTGCGAGTGGGGTGGCAAGATATATTGCTTCCTCGCCAGCGGCGATATAAGCGCCGTGAGACGCGCAAACAAGAATTGGACCGTCTACCACCTGTCTGACGTTTGTGCCGTCTTAAACGCGCTTACAGACGATCTGGTGGCCCCTGTGGTAAATGAGTTCCCTAAAGCCAAGATCACAGCGGTCAGAATGTACGATGACGAGATTAACTTTGAACCTGATGGAGAGTGAAATGAAAGACAACGTGAGAACACAGGTGCTGAAAGAGGCGTCGCAGCTTATTAACGGCCAGCGGGCGGAAGACTACGGTGACGCAGGCGAGAATTTCGGCTGCATTGCGGCTATGTGGTCAGCATATCTTGGCTACCCTGTCAGCGCGGCTGATGTTTGTCACATGATGGCATTGCTCAAGATAGCTAGGCTGCGCAATGGTAAGCATCGTGATTCGAGTTGCGACGGCGCTGGCTATATGGCGCTGGGCGCTGAGTGCGATGAGCCTGAGTAGACTTTTGCTCAAATATGTGATAAGTGACGTTCAGCGCATCTCCTCCCAGACACGCGCGCTCGTTTACCTGGACCCCTGCTTTTTAGCGGGGGTTCTTTTTTGCTTTGTTTGCCAGTAAGGTCGCCGCAGCAGGGAAGGTTGAGCTATGTCAAGTGAAGTTTTTGTTATCTCAAAGGGATTGGAGATTGATGCCGAGATCATTGATGCGGTGTTTGACTTCATGGATGAATGTCACGACGAAGGATATAACGCCGCGCAAATCATGGTTGCGATGTTGTGCGTGGTGCAGATGATACAGGAATCCGCAGGCACCTCGCAATCTATCCACTGATCGTGTATTATATGGGTGAGCTTTTCCATCGGTGGTGAGCTTTTCCATCGCAGGGGGTCAAATGTCTATTCGCTTCTCAATCAAGGCCGACACCGATCAGATGTACAAGAAGTTGGACAACTTGGCGCGTCGGCAAATCCCCTTTGCGGTTGCCAGAGCTGTCACGCAAACAGCGGTGAAAGTTCGCAATGAGGACATCACCCGCGAATACATGCGGACATTTGAGGCGCGTAACTTATCTTTCATAATGGCAGTTCACCGGGTTTATGGCGCCAATGCGTCTTTTGCCAAGCGCACAGGCGTTGCCGTGGCCTCGATCCAGCCTGTTGATGATCCCGTGCCTACTGGTACAACGGCGTCCGCTGGTGGTGAGAAACAAGGCCCAAGAAGAACGATAGCTGGCACGCAATTTATGAAACGGCATGTCGAAGGCGGGACCAAGACATCTGGGCGCCAAAAGCTCGCCATTCCGATCAGCGGCGCAAAGATCACCCGGCGTAAGGGGTCTGGCCCTATGGCTGGACGCATCACTGAGGCATCCAAGCCAAAGCAGGTGCTGGCGCGCAAGAATACCTTTTATGGCACTAGCAAGCGCACTGGGAAAAGCATGATTATGGAGCGCACTGGTGGCAAGAAAAACAGAAAGATAAAGGCGCTTTATACTTTATCACCAAGCGCAAAGATCAAGCGCGTTTATGATCCTTTGCCAGCGGCCAAGCGCGGCATCGCGCGAACTTTCCCCAGCCTTTTCCGCAAATCTTTCGTCGGCGCGCTGCGCACCGCAAAAATTCGCGGCTGAACTTTTCCCTCGGTGGCCTGAACTTTTTCCACGGTGAGCTTTTCCCTCGGTAGGGTGAGCTTTTCCACTGGTGAGCTTTTTCCACGGTAGGGTGAGCTTTTCCCTCGGTCATGGTTTTGTGTGCTTTTGGTGGCGTTTTGCCGCCCGCTCGCCGCGTCGCAGCATGGTTTTGGCGCCGCGTCGCAGCATTTTGGGCGGGCTGATTTAATTGCGTAAAATTGGCATTTGATGCATTTTTTTCTTGATGATATGTCCAATGCATATTAGAAAGATATTAAGCGGTGACGTTGCCGCGATAGGAAAAGGAAAAAGACAATGTGCAAGGAATGTAGAACCTACCCGCAATTGGCCGCGCTTGGCGCGATTGATTGCCACTATAAAATAGCGGGCGAATTTGTGGCCGGAATTGTTGGAGTTATGTTATTTGCGGCGCTTGTGTTTTATGCGCCCGCGCTTATGTCAACCGAATTTTGGGCCGATACTTGCGGCTTTGGAGTTTTTAACAATTGGTTCGAAGTTGGTTACTATTTCAAATCATCATCAAGCGCGCTTTGCGACGCCGCGCAAATTCAATCGCAAACAATCGTAAACTAGGAAAGTAGGAAGATCATGAAATATACAAATAAAGCAAAATTCATAGCTGACCTGGATAGCAAGAAAATCCCCGGCGTTATCTTATGGCGCGGCGCAAGCGCAATCGACGGCACGCCAATCGTATTGGTCGCAAATAGGTTTGACGCGAAAAGCGGCAACGATAAAACCGGCGCAATGGTCCAGACCTGGATATTGCCGGATCCGCACGCCGCGGGGATTGAATGCACCGGGTCGCGCCCGGCAAAGATTATGGCGTGGCTAAAAGATACGGCCGCGCAATCAATTTGCGGCGATTGCCCGCATGCATGGCAATATAATGCCGCGACCGGGCAAAATGAAAAAGGGACATGTTATGTCCGCGAATATCAAGCCCCGGCAGCGACCCTTGGCGGCGTATATCGCGGCGCATATCCGATAGCGGGCGTCGATTTCCCGGCCGCCTGGATATCCGATATTGGCGCGGGTCGCGATATACGCGCCGGATCTTATGGCGACCCGGCCGCATGCGCGCCTGAAATTTGGGCGGCGTTTATGGAAAATTGCGCGGGTCGCACGGGATATACCCACGGATGGAAAAGCGCATTCCCGGCATTTAAGCGCAATGCATGGCGCTTACGTCACTTGCTTATGGCGTCATGCGATAGCGCGGCCGATTTACGCGCCGCCCGCGACGCTGGCTATCGTGGTTTTTATGTTATCCCGCACGGCGCAATCAATACGCGCGCGGACATAAAAGCGGGCGCAATTGTACCGGGCGCAATGGTCTGCCCGGCGTCGAATGAATTTGAGACAATTACCGGGCGCGCGACATCATGCATCGATTGCGGCGCGTGCAGCGGCGCGGCCGGAAAAGGCGCGCGCATGCCGGATATCATCATTGCGGACCATAGCACGAAAAAGCGCGGCAATGCCGCAAAATTGGCCGCGACATGCCCAGCGGCCGCAAATATGCTGGCAAATATGGGGGAATTGGTATAATGGAAAAAACCTGCAATCTTTGCGGAATTGCAATCATGATCGCAATCATGGCGCTGATTTAAGCGCGCCGCTATAACATAGCATCAAGCCCGCCATTGCGCGGGCTTTTTGTTGTCCGCTTGCCCGCCCGCCCGCCATTGCGCGGGCTTTTTGCTGTCCGCTTGCCAGGCGAAAAGCGCGCCGCGTAAATATCGCCGCACATTGCCCAAACCTATCGCGCTACCCTGTCGGCCCTCTGGATGTACCGGCCATCAGCGCGCCTAAAAAGGGGCCGTTTTTAAGCCGTTTTAAGCGTGTTTTGCGTTATGAAAAGCACTTGCGCCCAGAACCGGCTTCCCCCCACTCAAAACGCCTTAAACGGGTCCTCCGGGCCTGCTAGCCTGCGGGTACGCGTGAGG